GAAGCGTTGCTAGTGCTCCATTTACGCGTAAAAACTGTCGTCTATTCACAACAATATTTATGCTATAATTTCTTCTATTACGTCAGCGCCTTCAACGCCAACTAGCTTTTGATCTAACCCGTTGAAGAAGTAACTAAGCTCATTAGGATCTAGTCCTAATTGAGTTAAGATAGTAGCGTGTAAGTTCTTAACCTGGTATCTATTTTCAACAGCTCTGCTGCCTAACTCATCTGTTTGACCAACGCTAGTACCTCCTTTTAGGCCACCACCGGCCATCCACATTGTAAAGCCATATGCGTTATGATCTCTCCCTGTACCCTTTGCATACTCTGCTGTAGGTTGTCTTCCAAACTCTCCACCCCATACAACTATAGTTTCATCTAATAACCCTCTTTGCTTTAGATCTTTGAGCAGACCTGCAATTGGTTTATCTGTTCTACCTGCATGATAGTCATGGTTTTTCTTTAAGTCTCCATGGGCATCCCAGTTAGAATCGTTGTGCGCTCCACCAGAGTATACTTGAATAAATCTGACTCCCCTCTCTACTAATCTTCTTGCAAGTATCATCTTACGCGCAAAGTCATCTGTCCGCGTACCATCTAACCCGTAAAGGTCTTTAATGTGCTGAGGCTCTTTATCAACATCAATGGCTTCAGGAGCTTCTATCTGCATCCTATACGCTAATTCATAGCTGTCAATTCTAGAAGTTAAATCAGGTTGATATTTTCTATCTTGTAAATGTAATGTATTGAGCTTATTCAGCGAGTCTATTATTGACCGTTGTTCGCTGAACCCCATTCCCTTACTATTTTTTAAATTTAAAATAGGGTCACCTTGTGATCTAAATACTGTACCTGCATAGCTAGCTGGCATGTATCCCGAGGTCCAATTTTTTGCTCCAGAGATAGGTCCTCCTGTTTGATCTAACATTACAACATACCCGGGCAAGTTTTCGTTAACCGATCCTAACCCATAGTTAACCCAAGAGCCTAGAGAAGGTTTACCGCTTATTAATGAACCACTATTCATCATAAGCATAGCTGATCCATGAATAGGGGAGTCAGCTTCCATTGAATGAATAAAAGAAATATCATCTGCCATTGAACCTACATTGGGAAATAGATCTGATATCATCTTACCGCTCTGTCCATATGGTTTAAAGTCCCATTTTGGACCTACCACTCTACCTTTATTTTTCTTTCCTCCTCTACCAAACGTTTTAACATCGATAGTTTTATCGTTTAATCTGTACAGCTCTGGTTTAAAATCAAATGTATCTACATGACTAGGACCACCATACATAAACAAGAAGATAACAGACTTAGCTTTACCAGGCTTAATCTGTGATTTAGTTGGAAGCGGATTAGCTAAACTATCATTAGCTAACATTCCTGTAAGAGCTAGAGATGGGAATGCTCCTCCAACTGTGTGGAGAAAATCTCTTCTAGTCTGGCCACAAAATGTATTTGTAGGCTTCATCGCTTACCTCCATGATACTCTACAGCATGCCCCTCCTCTAAAAGCATTTGATTGGCATTTTGTTGCCCGTCTTTACTGACTAGCTCACCAAGCAATCTTCCAAACTTTCCTTTTTTATCAATTGATGTCTTGATGATAAATTTATCACCAAATGAAGTTAATATATCTATTAACCGCTCCTTAGCTGCTAAACCTCTCTTTTTCTCTTCAAGATCTCTAGTTCGACTCTCCGGGGCGTTAATACCCTTTAATCTCACACGCTCTTTAATGTGAACATTAAACCCACAATCAATGGCTACATCTACTGTATCACCATCTACCACTCTTCTTAGTTCTGCATAGTATTCGTACATATTATTCAGGATCTATTCCATATTTTTTCTGAAGCTGCGCCTGTGTCTTTTCAATCATATCAACATACTGACCAAACACAGGATCATTAGCTAAGTTTATATTTAAAATTTCTAAATTAACAGGTCCGTTATTAATCTGACTCATCTTAAAGTGCACTCCATTCATAATGCGCTCTCCTTGTATGTTAGCTTCACTCATAAGCCATTTAAATAAGTTTTCTACCTGCCGCGCAACCTCATTAAATTCAACGTCAAATTCATACTGTAGACGTGATTCATTAAGTATTTTTGTGACCTCTTTATCGAAATTATACATATTATTATTTAGTTATCCTACTTTACCATCTTCACCGTCTCCTAATCTCTCTGTTGATGAATGATCACCACTTTCATTGTCTACAGGATCTCCATCAAGATCTGCCTTTTTCTTTTTTAATTTTCTCAGCTCAGCTAACCAAGTAGGCACCTTGTCTATTTTATTTTGAAAGTAATCTTTGAACTTTTTCATCCTATGCTCTCCCAGCTAATATTTCAGCATTACGCTCCATTCTCTTTACCACTCCATCTCTACCCCTCTTTTTCCGCTTTTTGTATTCTTTATGATCCAAGTATTCAACAGCTGCTTCAGTATTTTTGCCCTGCCGTAATAATTTCACCCAATCCATCCCCGGTAAAAGATCGCCTCTGTAGCTAATATCTACTATCACAGCTGCCTGCTCATCAGAAATATCATTAAATGTTGCTCCAAAAATTTCCTTTACTCTATTTAAGTGATAATCTAATTGTTTATCAAATAGATTCTCAGCAAACTGCGGAGTAATAGAACTGCCATGCTTTTTTATCCAGTTATTTTTTGCAGCTACTGTACCGTCTCCTATTTTATGACCTATCCCTATGGTATATATACCAACATCATCTGTATACGGAGCTAAGAATTTCTTATTCTTTGGATGGTTTATATCTGTACCATAAATTTCTGACGGCTTAATTAAGTCACCTGCTAGTGATTTAATTCGCGAATCAGATTTAGCTCTAGATTCGTCAGGCGGTACATCCTGTACAGGTCTCGTTTTAGTAACTCTCCTAACTTTTGCTTCAGGTGGCTGATCCTCTAACTTATCTATTACCTCTTCTGCTGCTTTATTAAACGACGGAGAAATTATAATATTATCTGCTTGCTTTACTGCATCAATTTTTTGTTCTATAGGCTCTGGACGGTCTTTTAGAAGATCAACCAAATAGCTCGTTTCATATGCAGTTGCCCCTAATGATAATAAGCTCAATAAGATCTCTTTCACGCCTTCATCAAACTGTTCCGTCATTCATATATTTAATACTAATATGGTCCACATCCAAGAAAGATAGTACCAAATATCATAAACGCAACCAGTGCAGCTATTACTGATAAAAAAAGAAGAACTGCGAGGATGGACATGCTGGTTAGTTTTATTATGTTAATAATCATTTTACTACAGGAGCAGTAGAGCACTTAATACTCTCTGCAGCCATGGGGGCTATTAAATATTTTTCGATAATCTCCTCGTTAAGCTTTCTATTTCTCTGCCAATTTGTAACACAGGAAGTAAGAGACAACGCAATTAAAAGTGTAATATACCTAAACATAATTTTTATCAATAGTGCCAAAGTTTATGGTATGGTATTGTAATATGTGGCGGGGTAATAACTGGTACCCTGATCCCTGTTGGTATTCTAAACGGGCTATATTCAGGCCAGGCAACTGATGCAGAATGTCTAGTACTGCTACAACTTGACAACAGGAGAGACCCTCCTACTAAAAATAAAATAGCTAGTTTTTTCATATACTTACCTGTTAAAGAAAATAAGCTCCAAAGAAAAGTCCCAGAGCAAACCAGCATGCAATATCAACCAAGTGAGCGATTAAAAGTTTTTTGTTCATACGTTATATTAGCTTAGTTCCTTTTCTTCAATCAAAGTGTCTATGTAACATGATAACTGATCTATCGGCCCGTTAATAGCACATATCATATCACATACATTTTGCTCATCACTACACTCAGATAACGCGTTAATAGCCGTTAAATTTACTTTAACTATATCCACCATTCTTTTAAGCTCTGTTTCGTATCCCATAAAGGGATATTTATTAATATGTTGGCTATATACCATATTTTTTTATAAAACTTTGTACGCTAATCAGCTAGTGGAATATTATATTCGCTTGCTCCTTCAAAAATTGAGCTTAATGCCGGGACTGTAATTTCAGAATAATGTGCAGTATCTACACTTTTGGGTGCATAGTCTTTAAGCTGCTTTTCCTTATCGAGTCGAATTTGCTTTGCATCTTCTGGTTCTTTTCCGATATGCTCAAACATGTTAGTTTCCTTATTAAGAGCCATCGCGCCAAACTCTTCATCAGGTAAATCAAGACAATAAAACATATCAGTAAGAGTTTCAATAGCTTCATTCCACCCTTCATTCCATCCCTTTTCTCCCAAGTCTCCCCACTCTGGCTCTTCGACCTTTAACAATGATAAGTGTTCTAGAATTTGTTTATTAGAGAAGTTATCTCTCTGCCATTTTGTAGATCTTTCGCTCATATATTACAGTATTATAAAGTAAGTTGTTATCAAGTCCAGCTTGGTATCAATTAAAATGCTCGGCAAGCGCGCTTATTTGCCTGCTTCTTCCTATCAACAAATGTCGGGTTTCTCCTCAATAAAAATCCTTGGACATAACCGGCTCCCTTTGAGAAACTATAGCCCATTTTATCCATCTTGGCTTTATGTTTTTCTGCTCTGCTCATCATCTATATTATATAAAAGTTTCTTACTAGATTCCGTCTGGATACTTGTCATGTGCGAGTATCAATATAACTATAATAAGGAAAATTACTATCATAATGCTACCCTGCTTACAGCTTCGTTGATGGTGCTGATGTCCTCGTCGTCACCGGGCCATGCTCCCAGCTCCCGCCAGCCGACCATCTCGCAGATGTAGTGCTTAGTCGGACCGCGCACTCCTCCCTCCTGGATGGAGATGGTGTCGCTGACCATCATATTACGGACCTGTGCGTTTAAGAATCTCTGACTCTCACGCTGGGAGCCTCTATTCCACTCGCACCACATCAGCTCTAAGACATCGTTGTTGGAGAGCTTCTTGTCGAGGTATCGCACCTGGTGGAAGACGGCACCTGTGTCATGATACCTGATTGAAATCTTCAGGCGGCGCTTGGATGAATCGGGTGAGTAATTGTTTAACGCTGGCATATCCATATTATATACTAGTTCCTTTAAAGCAAACCAACTGTCGATTCCATTTTAGCTCTCGCGATTATAGTACTTTGTCTACTAAAGCGTGTAGTTTCTTTGATAACTTCTTCTTCTACATATGGTTTCGGGAGTGGAAACCCTTGCCGTTTTTTAATCTCTTGAACTTCTCTGAGAGTTGGTAACTTATTAGTTGGTTGTCCTTCCATATGAATATTATATGAGAGTTCCTTATTGCATATCAGGTATTATCCATTCACATGCTATACGGCCAACAGCGCTCCGCATTTCAAGAGATGCCCAATTATAAATCCGCTCTCCGGACGAGACCGGGTCATTAACTATGACCCGGGACCACTGGCGAGACCACTCGTCCCATGCTTCTATAGAGTATCTAATATTTCTGCCCGCGGATACCCAGCTCACAACAAATCTGTCTAAATCTAGATCTATTGTAACATCTACCTCTGGTGATGGCGGGGCTCCTGGTGCAGCTGTAGTTACTTTGGTAGCAAAAGGATTGCATATTGCAATATTACCTCCAGGTCCTTTGGTTTGTATTACAAAAGACTGCGTTAATAGCACATGCCCCATATCTTCATCACCCTTTCCTACTTGTTTCCAACCTGCAGTAAAAAAGGGCGGAAGGTCATCGGTATAAAAAAACTGGCTGTAACCGTATATACGCGCATTCCATACACCATTAGGAAGCCATAAAACATCGGCTGAATTATGTTGGTCGCCTTTTGTATACCCGGGAGAATTTTCAAGACTCGTATCACGTAAAGGTATGCCAACAGGAGCACTACGGCTAAAAAAATTGAAAGTACCGGGTTTTGCTTCGTAATTAGTGCACGGTGGTATATTAAGAAGGTAAGCAAATGCTACACTATGAGAAGCAGGTCGATCGCTTACTCCAACTCCACTCTGTAAAAATATACTAGCATTCTGAGGTATCTTTACAGTACTAGCATCTAAATCTCCTTGCCCTATCTGTTTCCATCCCTCTGTAAAAAAAGGCCATTGAGGCGTTTGGTAATAAATTTGGGACCAATAATCCGTTTCCGGGTCATGAATCCATATTTTATCAGCTTCTGTAAAATCACCCTGAGCTAGACCAAATTGATTGCTTATGCCAAAGATTTCTTCAATTGTGGACGACCCTTTTGTAAACGCCGGGGATCCTACTAAGGTAAAATGCCCTTGTTTTCCATTGGGACCCACATGCTGTATAGTCTGAGTATGAAAGCCAAACGGAGTAGAAATAGACGTCTGAGCATAGGTTGCTGTTCCTAGAACAATAGAAGCTAGGAGTCCAAACAAGCTTGCCAACACTTTCACATAAATATTTATGTAAATATGAACGAGTTATCGCGATGTTGGTATAAAAATGGTAGGAGCAGCGGGAGTCGAACCCGCACTGGACGGATTTTAAGTCCGCTGTCTCTGCCGTTGGACTACACTCCCTACTCGCATCTGTATCGTTTATTTTCGAAATCTGACAAAGCTTCTTCCAAAAGTTTATTCACTGTTCGTAGCTCATTGTCAATATTCCTAATCCAATAACCGTCCCTTTTTTGGCATGCAAGCATTCGCTGTGTTTCTAATAGAGACTTTCTAGATTTGAGTCCCTTAATATGTCTTTTAGCTTTGAGCCTTTTTTGTAAATTAGATAGCATATTTGTTTATTTGGTGCGCCCGGCAGGATTTGAACCTGCGACCTAACGATTATGAGTCGTGTGCTCTAACCACTGAGCTACAAGCGCTATTCAAAAGATCCCCTATAAATTGCTCCATTACCTTCACCACTACTGGCTACTTTAGACCCAGTAGCCAGATCAAATGCTATAAGGTCGTTATGATGCATTGAGTATTTTTCAATATATGCTAGTGCTTCATCTAGAGTTTTTGTTAATTCTAGACGCTCGTTTGTATGGTCGTTAACGATCCGGACTTCAAATCCTTCAACAACTTTTTCCTGTCCAACTTGAACAACTTCTTGCTCTTCGCTTTTGTTAGCCCATATACTATAGTTAACATACAGGAAAGTAATGATAAAACAGATAAAAATTTTAAGTTCAAGTTTCATATCTTTATTATACGTAAGTTCGTTATTTTTCAAGCTGTTCATTTAATGGTACACGGTATTTATCCGGATTTTGTCGCATATGCTTGAGCATAGTTTTGTTAGGTTTTCTAACAATTCTCCCGGAGTCAGTTTCATACCTTCGATTGTAAACCTGACAAACATACCCATAGCAGCAATCTAAACATCCATTCTCTACTACTAAGTCAGTTCTATGACATGTGTCTTTGGTAAGTTCAGCAGCCCACTCTACTCTCTCGTCATTACTCAGCTGTGGTCGTGGAGCAGGACGGTTGAATAATTTCGCTGCTTGCTCCGGATGCCTCCAAGACCAATCAACCCGGCCATCAGGCATTCTCGTCTTAAAACGCCTGTATGCTGCTGGATCATCTGGGTCTAACACCCTGTTAGCTTCCTTCTTAGGCTTGCTAGCCCTTCCGAGGTAACTGGTCATTACCTTTTCGATAGAGCCGAATTTTTTAACACGGCTGTGAAAGAGCTTTTTAATTCCCATCGCGCATTTTTTCCCGCTCAACATGTCATATGTGTAGAGGGGTCGCTTCTTCTTTTCGTACCACCTATTAAGCAAACGAGTAATATCAGCAACAATATCCTTGCTATTAATAACGGTACGAGACGCAACATTAGACTTTAACATTGCAATGATGTCGTCGGTAGAGTAATTAGGATGTCCCATCTTTTCTTTATTATATAATAGTTCCTTATAATTTTCTGGCGCCCTGATCAGGATTCGAACCTGAGACCTACGGATTAGAAGTCCGTTGCTCTATCCACTGAGCTACCAGGGCCTCTGTGTGTATTTTAGCTATGTTCCTTTAAATTCAACAAATAACCATAAATAATAATATGAAACGAGTTGGTGATAGACAAGATCCTATATGGAAAACATTCATTGAAAGTAAAAAGAAAAAGCCAGATGCTGATAAAGATGGTGTACCTGACTGGGCTGATAAGAAGCACGGTAAGGATGATCATACTGGTAAAGATCTAGAACATAACTGAGCTACTCACGTTGCACCGGTCGGTGCTGATGAAGATGAAGAGTTTAGAGTTGTTGATCATAGCTTAACACCGCAGGGAATTATTGAAGAGTATTATGTTGATGTTAATGGCTTTTTAGTGACGATGAAAGCTGATAACGTAAGAGTTATTCGTGAACAATCTCACGGGCATCCGCCTAAGAAAAAGAAAAAGTAGAATGAATGAAGGCAAACGAACATAGTTATTATGCTCCGGTTGCTAATGTTGTTTATGTACCAGAAGAGGATCCTATAGAAAATATAGTACGTCGACAAGAAAATCGTAGCAAAGCAATCTCATTAGGCATTTCTATATGCATCATTGGTCTCTTAATGATGTTGCTAGCATTTTTAACTATTGCCATTTTAAAAGATGAGCAGATAGAATTAATAGTATCTGCGACACAGGGTCAAAAAGAAGTAAAGATCAATAAAAATACGTTTGCTACTTCTGTTCGCAACAGTAGACCCTCGAGACCTGATAGCAAGCCAGCTGATGTTATCGTATCTAATAATCTTTCAAATATATCATTACCGTCTGTTGATAGTTTAGCACCAACTATAGGTACTAGTTTTAATGATGGGTTTGGAGCTGGTGGATTTGGGACTGGTATTGGAGGCGGCTTTAGAGTACCTACAGCTATGGGAGGTAGGTGTGGTACATCTGATAGAATTAATCGTTTAATTAAAGCAGGTGGTAAGAGAAAAATGGACACTCAGGTCTTAAATGCTCTGAGATGGATCAAATCTCAGCAGAAGCCGGATGGTTCTTTTGGTACAAAGTTTCCTATCGCAATGACATCGTTTGCTTTACTAGCATATAGTGGTCATTGTGAGACTGTTGATTCACCTGAGTTCGGTAAATCAGTTAAAGCTGCAATTGAGTACCTCTTGGATGTATCAGATAAAGGTAAGGGATATATTACAACCTCTCGTGATCGTAACCTTTCATATGAACATGGCATTGCAATGTATTCATTAGCAGAAGCCTATTCTATGAATAAAAATGCTCGTACCTCTTTTAGGAGAATATCTCCTGCGCTTAAGGTAGGCATTCCAATAGTAATTGAAGGTCAGACAAATGGGGGCGGGTGGTTATATTCCTATGGATCAAATGGTACAGGAGACTTATCTGTCTCTGGATGGAATATACAAGCGTTAAAAGCAGCCGAGCTAACTGGCATTAAATTTTCTGGACTAGAAAGAGCCAAACAAAAAGCTGTCCGTTATTTGAAGTCAGCTGAAGATCCTAATGGCACTGATGGCTACTTTAGATATAGAGTAAATGATGGTCAACGAGGTAAATTATCTCTCACAGGTGTAGGAGCTTACAGCGCTAGAATGTTGGGAGCACCTTCTAAGCTCGAAGACAAATCTTTAGATTTAATTATCTCTAAGAAACCTAAATCCTTTCCTCCTAATCAAGCATATGCTTGGTACTATCATTCTTTAGCAGCATTCCAAAAACAAGGTAATCATTGGAGACAATATAACGATTCTTATCAAACACTAATATCTGAATCACAGCAGAAAGACGGATCATGGCTTCCTTCCGGTGGGCATGGTCAAGTTGGACCTGATGGAGCATTATACTCTACATGCCTCTGCACTTTAATGCTGGAGGTCTATTATAGATACCTACCCTCTTCTAAATGAAAGCTGGTACCTTATCGTGGTTAAGAACCCTCATTGGGATAGGCATTCTATTCTTTCTCCTATGTATGATGGCAGAAGATAGGAAGCATCAGACAGAAATGAAAGACAGTCTAGAAAAGATAGAGAAGATTCTAACGCCGGAATAAATATACAAAGAAATGGTCTCCTTTAAAGTATATTATGAAGCTAATATAGCTAATGCTGAAGATGTCAAGAACGAGATAGTAAGCCTTTTGCAGCAGAATAGGCGCCAGGGCAAGCCTAACTTAGAGCCTGGTGGGCCTATCTATAAGTGGTTTACTAATAACCTTATGAAGTTTTTAACTGGTCCGGCAACTAGTGTTTCATTCCCTTTCCAGCAATCATTAATAGGTTTAGAGCCTCATAAGTATAAAGAAGGTGAGCCAGAATGGATGGCGAAAGATGATGTTGTAGATTATACTGAGGTTGGTGATTGGAATAAGATGGAGCATATAATGGATTACTTTAACTCTTTATCAGATCGTGAAAGAGAAAAGATAGTTAAAAAGCCATATGAGCAAGTTGATAAAGAAGTAGCACAATGGGATAAAGAGTTAGCTGAACAGGAGAAATCATCAGAGGGTCGATTAAAAAAAGATAAAGACTACGAGGTTCTTTATAAGGACGGTGACTATACATGGGTTAAGTTAAAGACTAAAGCAGCCTATGAATGTGAAGGAGAAGGTATGGGTCACTGTGTTGGAGGATATGATCCTGATAACCCTAATAACACAATAATTTCTCTTTGGGATAAGAAAGGCGAACCTCATGTAACATTAGAGGTTAGCGGGAAAGAAGACGGTTATCAGGAGATGGTACAAATCAAAGGAAAGCAAAATGCTGCGCCGGCAGAAAAATACAAAGACATAACTGCTAAATTTGTGCAAAGCTGGATGGAAGACCCAGAGTACAATGAAGATCCAGATGAGCCAGATCGCGTAGTAGTTGGGGATGGCGACAATATAGGGATGATTTCATATGATGACTGGATGGGGGGATCTGGCCCTGGGAGACATTACTTTTTTCCAGACTCAAAACTATGGGAAAGGATATACAAAAAAGAAATTATTCCTGCTCAAAAAGACAGAATAGAAAAGAATAAAAAGGCAATACATAAAGAGGAGGGCCAAACATACATAGACGGTAATCTGAATTTGGCGTATATGTATTTGAGAGAGATTCCTAAAGAGCTGGGAGTTGCAGTAGTTGAAGGTGATCTCAACCTACAGAGAAATCTTCTAACTAATTTAAAGAATAGTCCGGAACATGTTGACGGTGACTTATATGCTGGACAGAATTACATCGAAACACTTGAAGGTGGTCCTGAACATGTTGAGGGTGACTATAAAATAGCTTACAATAAGCTTAAAAATCTAAAGGGCATCGCGAAGTATATCGGCGGCGATCTTCACATCGAAGGCAATCCTCTAGAGTCTCTGGACGGTGCACAGGACACAGTTGTTATGGGGAGAATTTTTGTTGGTGGGTGGCCTATTCCCGATCGGTTCGAGCCTAGGGCGTTACCTGCTCCGGTGCGCGGCCTTCACGGCGACCATCGCGGAAGTATTCGTGCCGGTGCACCTGACTTCCTACAGCCTGATGCGATAAGAGATGCTTTTAAGTGGCCTGATCAAGGTCGCACGGGCCTTGCCTACCTTCCGCCAAGGACGCAGTACTAAGCGCAGATACTTCTGCTGAAGTTCTTCACCGCTGACCTAGCGCCATTAGGAGTAAAGTACTTCTTATTAGCAGCATAAGTCTCCGCAGACATAATTTCTATCTCCCCCGCAGTCTTATGGCCATATACCATTCGACCCTTCGATTTAGAAACATCAGGACCAGCATGAGCACATGCAGCACAGTTAACAAAACCATACTCAGCGCGCTCAGGCTCCACTATATTACCACATCCGCAATTCATTACCAGGCAGCGTAAATAGCTTGAGGAGAGTCTAAGAACTCTCTCTTCTTGCGCTTTTCCTCCTCGTTAAAACTACGCTCATTTTCCTCCTCGACGATCTGGTCTTTGATGAATCCTTTCATATCTTCATCGCAAAGACCATGAGCTTTTGCAAACTCTCTATCAGACTTACTTAAGGTCACTATCATAACTAAATATAAACTCTTTTGTATAATGGTTCAACTACTTCGTACCATTATTTTACAGGAGTTCCTTATGAAATTGACCCTCTTTTTGCATACCAATCCATTATCTCGTAATGGAAAGTCTTTTCATCTACATCAGGACTAACAGGAATGTGCCATCCAGGCTCTACGGCGTCTCCTTTTTGGTAAACGTCTATTCTGTTTAGTTCTTTATCTAATTCGAAAGTGTATTCTCCGATTTTTCCTCTCATTTTATAAAATGTCGTTAAGGTCTGATTCTACTAATTTTGTCATAAACAGATGGCTTATTAAATCTAAATCCTCGCTCATGTCTGATCCGATATAACCATCTACAATAGTATGGACTCTTAATCTATTAATTTCAACTATATTTTTCGAAATTGTGTAGTGTGCTTGAATAAACACCCCATCCCCGTCTGGGGATGGGGGTATAACTATTCTGTGAACCTTCTGTGTTCTGCGCACTACTTTATGCACCTTAAGCTACTTTAGCTGCTTTAGGTGTCTGAAGGATCTTCAGAGCCTTGTTAGCAAGGTTACCGTTCAACAGCCCTCTGACAAGCTTCTCAGGTGTCTGCCTGCGATTGTGAGTTTCAAACTCGGTGATAGCGTTGAATGCATCCCACCTGGTCTCTCCCACATTCCCCACTCCACTCTCGTAGAGCTCGACAAGCTTTTCGCGCTTGTTGTTGCGCTTGACAGATTCGTCCTTCTCAACCGGAATTAGCTTCTGAGTAAGCTTGATCATCTGGTCGCGACTGAACTTAGCATTCTTAAGAAATTTAACCACCCCGCCAAATCCTTTAACAGTTTGGATGTTCTCGATAATGCGACCAATCATAACATCAACATTTGCCTCGAAGGTATCAGAGTGCCTGAGACGGTCACCTTTGCGCTTCTCAATTAAGTGAAAAGCATTGTCGCAAGAGATCCGCTGAGTGGATGGCGCGACTTTGTTTGACCCCATACCTGTGTTATCAACAACAGTGTAGAAGTATCCTTCAATCTTGTCACCGTCGACGTTAATTTCGTCATGAAGTTTTGATTGAACGACTACCTTCCTACCGTTACCGGTTGTGGTATAGCCAATGTGATCAATGCCTCCAACTCTATCGCTAGCAGTGTTGAGTACATCAAACATTTCTTCCATCTGAATCGGGCGGTATTTTTCTCCGCAAGATCCGAGATGTGCATTCGTATCAGAGCGTTGCAAAGCAAATACTCCGTCGTGTTGGCCCCTGCTATCAAACAGCGGCTCTTTAACTACCTCAAAGCGAGGTACTTCTTCTAGTGTGTTGATTTCTGTTAAGAATCCCATGTTTTTTTGTTGTTATTTGTTACTCCTATATTTTAACCTAGTTCCTTAAGGTCAAATCTTTCAAATTTTTCTTGGGCTTTCTGATAATTATCATAAATCTTGATAATTTCGCTAGTGAGTTTTTCTTGCTTTCTAGCATCTTTCTCCTCAGTAGAATTGTAATAAGCTCTGTAGGAGGAGAATCGCGCAACTACATCATATTCAAAAATTGTTTGCTGAAATGCGTGTCTTAACTCATGCAAAATACTACTAATAATATATCTCCTATTACCGTCTATATCTAGATTTATTTTATAAAACGGTTCAGTGAACTCCTCTAGTTTTTCTAGTGTCGATGTCTTTTCCTCTCTGCTTTTATGAACTAAACATCGGAAATATAGATCCTTTTTGAAACCTCTATTGAAAATTTCTGAAAAGATCCTGCTTAATAGATTAAAATCTAGACCTGTATCTTTTTGTACCCTTCTTGATGGGAAAAAATTAATCATCCTACTTTTTTTATGATCGGGTCATGATACCCCTTTACTAATAATTCTTCACGCACTTCCTCGGCTCTCTTTAAAGTATCTATTTGTTCCTTATAAAACCGTAGTAGCCCTCCACTATCTTCTCTATATTCGACAAGATACTTTCCATAAACAAAAGGTTTTACGGGCGGTCTTCTTTTAGGCATTTACTTTATTATAGACTAGTTCCTTACGTGTTCAACATAAATAATTATGTGTTCGAACAGATTATATTAGAAAATAGCTCAGAAAAACAAGCTAAGCTACTGGGACCGGCCCAACGTGCTCATAAGAAGCCAGATATTGGTGTCGAGATTCAGAATAAGTCAGCTTACTATGTTATTAGAGACTGCGCAATGATTACGCAAAAGTATCTTGTTCATCACATTTGGAGCTCTTACCCGGAACCGTTTGAAGTGTTAAAAGGTAAATTTACCAAAGACAGCATAACCGATTTCTTAAAAAGAGCTAAAAAAGACAGCGCTGTTAATCACCTTAAACACACTATTATTAGTGATATCAAAGACAAGTTTGATACTACGATAGCTACTACAACTAACTTTGATTATAGTATGGAAGAGGATGATATCTATAAGTATTACAGTGACACAGAAGAGACAGAAGATGAAACCATCGTGGAGCAACAAATGACTGAAGAAGAAATGCTCCTAAAATATTTGACCTAAGTGTTAGGATGTATATTTTTCAACATAGTACTTAATTGTTTCCTCAAGAAAGAATCCTCCCTGGCAATTTACAGCGTGTAAGCTGTGCTTTGTAGAAAGCGCATATTTAAAATCGTGGCCTTTCCTATCCTCTACAAACTCTATATACTCCATGCGCGCTCCTTCTCGCTTTCTTTTATACTCCGGGTAATGAAATTCCATACGATCAATAATTTCGTTAACTACTCTTATATTAGATTGTTCTATACAACCGGGAATATTGTATACTTCGCCCGACTCACCTTCAGCTAGTACTTCTAAAATAGCCTCAGCATGGTCTTCAACGTGTACCCATTCTCTAATATTCTCTCCCGTTCCATAAACAGGTATTTTATCTCCTCGAATGATAGATCTAATTACAGTAGGGATTAATTTTTCGTCATGTTGGCGTGGTCCATAATTATTACAGCACCTGGTAATACAAGCGTTAATGCCAAACGTTTCAATATAAGCCTGTACTAATAGATCTGAACTAGCTTTAGTTGCTGAATAGGGCGATCGAGGGGCAAGAGGACTCTCTTCTGTAAAGGGAGGATCGTCCTTTTCTAAATGACCGTACACCTCATCAGTAGAGACATGTACCATTTTAGCATTATGCTTTCTAACTATCTCTAAAATATTCGCTGTACCCTTTACATTAGATTCAACAAACGCTAATGGGTTATCAATTGAACGGTCTACATGTGACTCAGCTGCTAAATGAATTACATGATCAATTTTTTTTGGAAGATAATCTTGTATATAGTCAGAGCAAATATCAACATGTATATTAGTAACTGGCGCTTCTGGCTTTGTGCGAATATTTTTATGAGAAGAACCAATGCCCATTTTATCTACATTATAGATATTAATAGCATCCGGGTCTTCTAAATTTTTACATTTGGCTAAATCAATTAGTTTATCGATTACATATGAACCAATAAAACCACAGCCACCTGTTACTAATATATTGCTCATTTTATAATTGTAGCTTTTTCTCTATAATATTCCATATACCTTTGTCAATTAAGTCTCTATCAAAATCATTTCTTATACGTATATGGGAGTAGGTCAATGCTTCCTCTATATCCTCATTAGAGGGTACTGTAAATCTCTTATATTTCTTATCAACAGGTGCATCTGCTATATCATATCTATCTAAAGACGTGAGAGGTATTTTAAGCACTTTTTTTAAAGCTAAACCTATTAATACATCATCTTCTCGCATACGTGCTTCAGGATTATGTTTGAAAATCTTGCTAACTTCTAATAACTTTTTTAATGTTGTGTCAGAATAAACAGCTAGTGCTCCAGAAGCAAATTTACCCGCGAACTGATCTTGTACTTCCTCGGAAACATAGCCCATGTACAAATCTTCTTTGTCGCTGTGCTGCTCAATTTTCTCTATTACTTTATCTACATTTACGAATGTAGAACTATTTACTTTAATAACGTAGTCATATTTTCCAGTAGTTTCAGATATAAATGCTATAAATTTATCCCACATTACTGGTACCCCCGACGGGTGATAAGAATCAGAATAATAGTTAAGATTATGTTCTTTTGGATTATTCAAACTTTTATCAGTTCCGTTATATAAAAAATAATAATCTACGTCTTTAGTTTCTAAGTACTTTCTTTTAATTCTATCAAAATGATTATATAAATCTGTTTTATATGTCATTACTAAAACACATATTTTCATTTTATAATGTCGGGGTTCTGTTTAATAGTCTGTTTTGTAATTAGATCTTTTAACTTTGTTGTAGACCAATCATGAGACCTGGTTGTGTAAATGACTTTTAAAGGTAAATCATCGCCTGTGAAAGATTTACCGATATAGTCCTCTCCGAGAATTCTAACATGTGGCTTCCAGAATTTGATCAGCTCATATAACTCTTCTTCTGTTTGATAGATATATACATCATCAATATATTTGATAGACATTAATGTTCTATACCTTTCGTACAACGGTATAACAGGCTTATACTTAGTATACCTTGTGGCTGAAGGGTCTCTTTGCAAGAACACTAAAAATTTATCACAATGTCTCTTTGCTTCTTCAAAAGTATATATGTAACCTGGATGTAATAAATCAAAGTTACCGGCTGTAAATCCTATTATTTCGTTCTTCATTTTATAAACTCACAACCCAGTGATCAACCATTTCATCTATCATAGATTCAAAAGTATATCTAGGCTCCCATCCTGTAGCCTCTCTTAGCTTAGTACTATCGCCCTTTAATACGTCTAGTTCTTCTGGTCGCAAAAACTTTTTATCTTGTGTAACAAATTTTTTCCAATCTAAATCAAGCCTTTTAAATACGTGCTTAACTAGATCTAACACTGTATGTGATACTCCTGTAGCGCATACAAAATCGCCCGACTCTTCTTGCTGCAACATTAACCACATAGCTTCCACATAATCTTTTGCATGCCCCCAGTCTCGAGCTGCATGTAAATTTCCTAAAGTTAATTCCTTACTAAGACCCTTTGATATTTCTACAGCTCCTTTAGCTACTTTGTTAGTAACAAAATTGCTACCCCGTCTAGGTGATTCATGATTAAAGAGTATTCCGTTAGAAATAAACATACCATATGAATTTCTGTAGTTGCGGCAAATATTATATGAAAAGACTTTAGCACAACCATATGGTGATACCGGGTGCATTAAAGTAGTTTCACGTTGATAGCCATCTTCATCAATATTATTACCAAACATTTCAGAAGAAGATGCTTGATAAATTTTAGCATCTGGTTTTATAAGGCGAACTGCCTCTAATAAATTTAGAGTACCAATACCAGTTGTGTTTGCTGTATATATTGGCTGATCAAAAGATACTCTTACATGTGATTGCGCTGCAAGATTATATACCTCGTCGGGTTGAGACTCTTGAATAATTCTAACAAGAGACGATAGGTCAGTCATATCTACGTACTGTAAATTATCCTTAATCTTATCGTAAACACCATTTAAACGGGCAGTTTGATTCTCTGCAACAGAATTACGTTTTACTGTTCCCCATACTTCGTATCCTTTATCTACTAAAAATTCAGCGAGATAAGAACCATCCTGCCCATTTATACCTGTAATGAGAGCTACTTTACCGTCTTGCTTTGTCATAATTTTCTTTGAACCATTCTACTGTTTGTTTTATTCCTTCTTCGATTGGGGTGAACTTAAATGCAGGTACTAGGCTTTTTATTAGCGAATTGTCTGATGGCTTTCTATATTGACCATCAGGCTTTGACCTATCAAATTTTACCTTACCTGTAAATTTAAATTCCTTTACTAATAAATCAACTAGATGTTCGATACTTATTTCATCTGAAGTAGATAAAATAAGAGGATCTTCTCCATCATAGTTATGAAGCACCCACTTTGTAAGCTCTGCTACATCCTGCGCGAAAATAAACTCCCGGAGAGGTTTACCTGACCCCCATACATTAAAATCTGTACCATCACGCTGCGCTTTATAAAGCTTATGGATTAGCATGGGTACTACATGGCCATGCTCTAAGGAAAAGTTATCATTAGGGCCATAGATATTTGTAGGTATTACACAAGAATATTTTCGTCCGTACTGCTCCCGGTATGCTCTAATTTGAACCTCTGCCATCCTTTTAGCATGGGCATAACCAAAATTAGATTCATGTGGTTCTCCTAAATGAATTTTTGTATGATCTAGAGGATATTGAACATCTGCTGGGAATGCACATGTAGTCAAAAACGCTACTAATCTTTTAACACCCCAAACATTAGCTTGATCAATAACGTTGGTGTTCATCATTAAATTTTTATAGAAATACTCACCTTTATATTTCATATTTGAGCCCAAGCCCCCAACCTTAGCTGCGGCATGTATAACCTTTGTAGGTCGGTGATTCATAAACATTGAATTTACTTGCGACTGTTTAGTTAAATTATACTGACTGCTACCTATTGAAGTTACTTCTTCGGATGTCGAATTATAAGCTTCAGCTAAAGCAGCTCCAACCAGCCCAGTGCCCCCTGTTATTAAAATTCTTTCACTCATGTTGATATATTGGCTAACGCTTTCTCAATTGCAACCTCTTCGTCAATGAGCTTAAAGCCATATGTTTCTTCTAACTTTGTAGTAGAAAGGATGCAGTTAGATCTATTAGCTTTTGTGCGTAGCTCTTCAAAATGTACCCACTCCCAGTTAGTGTTGTATAGCTCATGAGCTTTCATTATATCAGTAATTTGATTAGTTGCTAGTGGTTTAGGATTAACAAAGTTTAAAAGAATCTTTACCTTCGTTGAATAACTTCCCTTAATTAACAGCTCAATAAAATCTAACAAATCTGGAATGTATGTTTTGGAATTAACATAATCTACTAATTTATCATAATTTAATAATTTAGTCAATATAGATCTATCATGCAACTCATCACAAAACGGCATTCTAACTCTTAACGTCAACCCGTAGTCACATCCTAATTCATATGCATGCTTACTCTTAGAGTAAGTAGAAGCTTCTTCACTAAACAATCCAAAATTAGGTTCATCTTCTTCTGTATATTGCTTTCCATACCCGGTATATATACAACCAGATGAGATGTGAATATAATTAATATTATGTAACTTACACATACTGCTTACTTTTAACGGTGCAAATGTATTAAGCCTATAGCATAGCTCCTTTTCTTCTTCCCCTTGATCTACATTCGGGCGACCAGTATATCCAGAACAATTAATTACATAGTCGTATTTTTTTTCTTTGAATCGTTTGTCGAGTATGCGCGTGTTCGTGTAATCAAACCAACGCCTATTTTCAAAATCTACGGCAGCAATTGATTGCAATCGATCATTAAGGTAATTTCCTATGTATCCCTTTCCTAATATTAGTATGTTCATATTTCTAGAGTATTTGATTCATATATTTTGCTATGAGTTTTTGTGCATCTTACAAACGTTGCGCACTTGCTTAAATGTTTTAGTTTAGCAGCTCCAACATATGTACATGTACTTCTAACACCCCCTAAAATGTCTTGTACAATATAACGCATAGGGCCTTTATATGGAAGAACCACTCTACGTCCTTCTGACGTTCTGTAATCCTTAAGACCGCCATTATGCTTTTCGTTAGCTTTCTTACTGCTCATTCCATAAAACTCAACATACTCTTTATCGTCTATTGTAACCTTTTCGCCCCCTCCTTCAGATGAACCTGCTAGCATTGAACCTAACATAACAAAATCAGCACCAGCACCAAACGCTTTAGCTACATCACCAGGTGTTGTGCACCCTCCATCAGCAATAATATGACCATCTAACCCATGAGCAGCATCAGCACATTCAGCAATACAACTAAACTGAGGATAACCTACTCCAGTTTTAATTCTTGTAGTACAAACACTTCCAGATCCAATACCAACTTTAATAATATCTGCTCCTGCTAAAAGCAACTCTTCTACCATTTCCCCAGTAACAACATTACCAGCAATAATATTACACTTCTTGAACTTTCTTCTTACTGCCTTTACAAAATCTACCAATGCTTGAGTATATCCATTTGCAACATCTATACAAATATTGCGCACATTAGCCTTTTTACTAATACGTAACAGTCGCTCATAATCGTGATTGTTTCTACCTACTGTAACAGCTACATGTTTACCGGCATTTTCTTGAAGGGCCTCGATTAAGTCCCATTCAGCAATATTCTTTTTATAACAGGTAAAGAGATCTAGATCTTTTAATGTTCTCCCTACCTCTAACGTACCAACACCATCCATATTAGCAGCCATAATTGGTATGCCGTGATATGATCCCCCGTTTCGAAATTTGAACGTTCTATGTAAGTCTACCTCTTTTCGTGACGTGAGTGTTGATCTTTTAGGACGAATTAAAACATCATCAAAATCATATTTTAGTTCAGTTTCTATACGCATATCCCTTTATTATAAGGGTAAAGTATATAGTTCCACTCTTAATGTTCGTCGACATCAGTAATAAATCCCTTTATCACCTCGATGCTTGCTTCGCCGTCGCTTAAGATCTCCTCTATGTCTTCTACAAATTGATCGGCTACGGATTCTAGTTCATAGTCCTCTGTAGAGTCTAAGAGCTCTTTGACGTCATAGAGACAATCATACAAAGCTTGAACCTTTGTATCAAATTTTTTAAGTAATGATGATCGTGTCATGCTACTCTATTTAGAGCTAGCTATTTGGATTCATAAAGAAAATTTGACAAGAGTTTCTTGATCCCTGTAAACTAACATTATCACTTCCTACACCGTGCCATGTTTTATCTGTCCGCGTAAAACACACTAAACGATTAGGTAAAAATTCAGCCTTTTTATATTCCCTTAAGAGTTTGGGACCTGCATCTCTAGTATTCATATAGCTACCAATACCCTCTTCATAAATAGAGAGACCGAGCTCTCTATTAGTAGTATCTATTGGGCAGTAAAATAATAAAGTGAACACATTTCCTGGCTGATCTGTATGTGGTAATATTTGATAATCTGTTTCATCCTTAATAAGACAAAAATCTAAAAACTCATAACTTTCTCGCTTTATACTAAATGTTTCAGATAGAGCAGTAAATATTTCTTTTTGATTTTCTAACCACAATCCAGTAAATTCATTTATTTTTTTATAATTTGGAAATTTATCTTGATCCTTTACAAAAGAAATGATCCTATCACCTACTGATTGTGTTTCACCTACTAGCCCTCCTCTCTCACGGTATACCTCAACATTTTCTCGATTGTCCGGAGCTTCTAGTAAATTAATACCGTTAAGTTCTTCAGCTAAAATCTTGTAATCATCTTCTGGTATAAAGTTATCGATAATAAGGTGCTCATAGGGATCTTTAAAAGTCTCAGTAGTTCTAATTTTATCTAAAATATAATCTAACATGTCTTGTCTGGTATTTAGTAACGATTACTTGTTATTCAACTGATGCTGTAATAAAGCTTCTACCTCTGCTTTCATATAGTTTATGTGATAAGATAAAAATCTGTCATCCTGTAAATAAAATATTACACATTTTCTACACCTCTTACCTGACATCTTTTCATACAAATATGCATAAAGTGATAATTGTAGACCATATAAATTAAACTCACAATTGTGAAGATGGCTTACCGGGTCCTTTAAGCGTTCTGAATAGGGTGAACTAAACCTAAATCTCTTATTAGTTTTAAAATCTCCAATTGTGAATTCATGCTTATGTTCATAGATTAAATCTGCTGTACCTGCAACACTATACTCTTCATCGTATAACAAGTTCTCACACAAAACATTTTTGAATGAATCGATCGACCTCTCTACAGCCTTATCGTAAGACTTACATAACCATCCCCAATCACCTTCTGCTTCTCCATAATTAATGTAATCTTCAAGAACTTTATGAATATTAGTGCCTCGAGTGCATGCTCTATTTTTTTCTTGTTCCCACATCTCTAACACTAACTCCTGAGACACGCCTTCTCTATCTGCAACTCTCTTTGAATGGCCGTCTCTATCAAAGGGCTGTTTATACTTTCCAATTAAGGTAGTAACAGATATAAAAGGCTTTTCTGTGTCAATGTGAGTATACGTATGAGACTTTTCGTCAAATTTAATTTTCACTTATCTTATTATATCTAGGATTCCTCTATTTCAAGACTATAAATAATACATATGGAACCTGATAAGTCCCTATTAAATGAATTTGTAAGCGGTGGATGGATTGTACCTCTCATAGGAGCAGGTGGTATGCTGGCGCGCTTACTGTCCTCGGGTAATAAACTTACGTGGGTTCAACAACTTAAAAAAATTCTCACAGCTGCTATAGCATCATTGATAGCCTGGTTTGTGTTAGAACAAACAGAGATATCCTCTTTATATAAAGCTATGACTTATGGTATTATAGGCGTAATATCACCGGAGGTTATAGCAG